GCTTCCGTTCCTGATGCTAGCACTACGGTAAAGGGTAAGGTAGAACTAGCTGACAATACAGAGACAACCACAGGCACAGATTCTGTTAGGGCTACTACTCCACAGGGTGTGGCTGCGGCTATTACTGCTCGTGTGGCATCTTCTACCGCCGCAGGTATTGTTGAGCTTGCTACCGATGCTGAGACTACTACCGGAACGGACACGGTTCGTGCCACTACACCAGCGAACGTCGCGGCCGCAATCACAGCAAGAGCGGCTACCACTTCTGCCCCGGGCATCGTTGAGCTCGCGACTACTGGCGAAGCTACAGCAGAGAGCGATGCTACCCGTGCTGTTACTCCGGCTGGCCTTGCTGATCGTGCTAAGTTGGCTTCTCCAACGTTCACCGGTACGGTTAATGCTGCCGCTCTAACACTTTCGGGTACTTTGACAGGTGTTGGCGCTGCTCTTTCTGGTCGACTGTCTGTGACTCCCGACACGCTCACAGATGCGGCCACGATTGTCGTTGATGCCAGCTTGGGAAACAACTTCACGGTAACTCTGGGTGGTAACCGAACTCTTGGTAACCCGTCGAATGCTGTTGATGGACAGATGATTATGTTCCGTATTCGTCAGGATGGTACTGGCACTCGAACTCTGACTCTGGACACGAAGTATCGATTCGGAACCGATATTACATCAATTACGCTGACCACCACCATCAACAAGACTGATTATCTCGGCGTTCGTTACCACTCCGGTGATGACAAGTTTGATGTGATCGCCTTCGTCAAGGGGTACTAGGATGACTATTACTCCGGCTACCCTTTCGAATGCTCACAATAATGGCGCTAGCAGCTCAACCACATGCGTTACCACGCTCCCGTCCAACACTTTGGGTGCTTATGTTGCTGTCGGTGCAGGCTGGGTAGATGTTTCTGGCTCGGTGACGTGCGCAGTCACAGACGATAAGGGAAACACGTACACTGCGGTAGGCACTAAAAGTCGAAATGCTACACAACAATATTCTGTGCAGCTATTTGTCTGCCAAGGCGTAGTAGCCTCCGCGGGAACCGTCACCATCACGGCGACAATATCAACTGGCGCGGCATTCAGTGATATTAAGGTAACCCACTCGACAAGTTCTATCGGTCCGTGGGTTCCAACCGCTGGTAGTGCTTTGAACACGGTCATGACAAGTGCCACCGGTAATAGCACCGCTTTGGCTACTTCTGCAGCCACCCCCACCAAGAACAATTGCATGATTGTTACTTACGGTGGCGCCAACGCGGGAACAATGACAGCCGGTTCGGGCTTTACGCTTCGAACTACCGGTGCCGACGGTTTGGGTATGGCCGATTTGGTTCAAACCACCGCGGCATCCAAGGCCGGCTTGTTGACTACATCATCCAGCAGCCAATGGACCATCGTTGCTATTGCGGTTGAAGAGCCTGGCGCAGCATACGCTGCCGTATCTAACTCGGCTAACGCCGCGGCAAGCGGTAGCAAGACCGTCCCCGTTCCTTCTGGTGCGGCTGCCGATGACATTATGGTTATTTTCATGTATCGGGAATCTCTTGGAGCTGCTCCAACGTGTACCGGTTTTAATAAGCCGTCAAACGGAGCTACGGGATTCGATGAGCTAGCCAACACAAGCCATGCTTTCTATGTGGGTTGGAAACGTTTAACTGGCGCCGATTCCGGAAACTACACAGTCAGTTTCGGTGGTGGTTCTGTTGCTACAGAACTTTTCTGTTTCAGAGTCACCGGCTGTCCCACAACTGGGAATCCATTTGATGTGATTGCTACAGGAACAGCCAACAGCACAGCAGCGCCGTCAGTTTCGGTAACGACAACGGTCGAAAACGAATTGTTGCTTTACGGAGCAACCAACTTTACCGGTGGAAGTTATACTCCATCGGGGTATACGGAAAGATTTGACGGCGATGACTGCACTGGCGGAACGCAACCTATGGGTTCTGCTGGTTCTTCCGGTAGCAAATTCGCTACTTGTTCGACTTCGGATAGAACGGCATCTTGGCTTGGTGCTCTTAAGACTCTCCAAGCTAGTGCCGGATCCTTTGATCCCAAAAAGGCTTCTGAATTCTTGATGTTCTTCTAAAACGTGAGGAGGAGTCATGGGTATCGAAATCAATACAAGTGGCTCCTTCTCCAAAACGGAGTCCTTTCTTAAATCAATGCAGAAGCTAGATCTTGCGAGTATTCTGAACAAACATGGTCAAGAAGGCGTAACTGCGCTTGCCACTATGACTCCCAAGGAAACTGGTCGTGCTGCGACTTCTTGGGGGTTTGTGGTTGAGAAGAGTAACACAGCCGCTGCCATATATTGGACCAATGACGACCTTGAGAACGGTTTCCCGGTTGCTGTCATGATTCAGTATGGTCATGGTACCGGAACAGGTGGTTACGTTCAAGGGAGAGATTATATCAACCCAGCAATCAGGCCTATATTTGACCGAATCGCGGAAGACGTGTGGAAGGCGGTGACATCAGCATGAGCAGTATTGACGAACGCGTCGTTCATATGAAGTTTGATAACGCACAATTTGAGGCAGGCATTAAAACGACGCTCACGTCGCTTGAGGCCCTTAATAAGGGACTGCAGCTTCAGGGTGCCACTAAAGGTCTTAGCGATCTTTCTTCCGCGGCCAAAAACGTTAATCTTTCACACATTGGGCAAGCGGTTGATGATATTTCTAATCGATTTAAGGCGCTGTCGGTTATCGCCATTTCTGCATTGGCGAGTATAACCACACAAGCATTGCACGCTGGTGCCTCTATCATTAGTTCTCTAACTATTGATCCTATTAAACAGGGTTTGCAAGAGTATGAGACCAATCTTAATGCGATTCAAACTATTCTTGCGAACACACAGGCTGCCGGCACCAACCTGAAGCAGGTTAATGCTGCTCTAAACGAGCTTAACTTATATTCTGATAAGACGATCTACAACTTCTCCGAGATGGCTCGAAACATCGGTACCTTCACCGCTGCTGGTGTTGATCTTTCCAGAGCCACTGCATCAATTAAGGGTATTGCTAATCTAGCGGCTTTGTCTGGTTCAAACGCACAGCAGGCATCGACCGCAATGTATCAGCTATCTCAGGCTATTGCTGCCGGTCGAATCAATTTGATGGACTGGAACTCGGTCGTTAACGCTGGTATGGGTGGTACGGTCTTCCAAAGAGCTTTGGCCAATACTGCCGTAGCCATGGGTAAGATCGATTCCAGTGCCGTGAAGCTATCGGGCAAGATGAAGAACGTCACCATCGATGGTGAAGCCTTCCGATATTCTCTTCAGAAGGGTTGGCTCACCGCCGACGTTCTTACCAAAACGTTGGAGCAATTTACCGGAGATTTGTCAGACGCAGAACTTGCCTCCATGGGCTTTACCAAGACACAGATTAAGGCTATTCAGCTGCAAGCCAAAACGGCCGAAGAAGCAGCTACGAAGGTCAAAACTTTGTCGCAGCTTATGGGAACGCTTGCTGAGTCTGCAGGTTCTCAATGGGCGCAGACATGGCAAACTATATTTGGTGACTTTGGAGAAGCGCGAACGCTGTTTACTAACGTTAATAACGTTCTCGGTGGCTTCATTATGGCCTCCGGCAATGCTCGTAACAAAGTTCTCAGCGATTGGAAAGCCCTCGGTGGTCGAACGGTAATTATCGACGCAATCGCTAATGCGTTTCATGCTCTAATTGCCGTTGTGACGCCTATTAAGGATGCGTTCCGAGAGATATTCCCAGCTACTACGGGTAAGCAGCTGTATGACCTTTCTGTAATCATTCGAGATTTTACCAAGAGCCTTATTATCGGTGGAGAAACGGCAGATAATCTCCGGAGGACTTTCGCTGGATTCTTTGCTGTTTTGAGCATAGGATGGACGATTGTCAAAGAAGGCGTAAAGGTCGTCTTTGATTTGTTCGGCATGATCACCAAGGGCTCTGGTGGTTTGCTAAAGGCGTCCGCCAACGTCGGAGATTTTCTTGTAAATCTAAAGAAGTTTCTCGTGGACGGCGGAAAGATCCATGAATTCTTCCAAGGTCTTGAGAAGGTTATTGCCAAACCTATTGAGATGATTCGTGAGTTTGTTGGTTGGGTTATCAACGCAGCTAAGGGCATCGACCACGATGCTACTCCAGCAGTAGAAGGTCTACATAAAGCTCTGACTCCACTCCAGGATCTTGGCCATAGGCTTATCGCTATCTGGGAAGGCATCAAGAATGTCTTTAATGCCATTGTTAATGCAATCTCACCGGTAGCTTCGGCAATTAAGAATTTCGTCTTGGACGTCTTCAAGAGCATTACCGATAGCTTTGGTCATATCGATTATAGTAGTGTTTTAGACGGTGTGAACACTGGACTAATTGCTGGTCTTGTCGCTCTATTCGCTAACTTCTTGCGAGGTGGAGCACTCAAGTTCCTCGTAGGTGGCGGTATATTTAGCAAGATCAAGACCATCTTCGACGAATTGGGTCAGACACTAAAGGCGTTCCAGCTTCAGGTCAAAGCTAAGGCTCTTATTCAAATAGCGGCAGCTGTGGCTATCCTGACTGTTTCTGTTGTTGCGCTATCTTTGATCGATTCTGGGCGGTTGACGTCTGCTCTTACGGGAATCACTGTGATGGCTGCTAACTTGGCAGCCGCTATGGTTATCCTAGAGAAGGTTGGCGATTCTAAGGGCTTCTATAAGATGCCCTTCATTACAGGTTCTATGATTCTTCTCGCAGGCGCAGTTGATTTGCTCGCTATTGCCGTAGGTAAGATGGCCGGGTTGAATTGGAACGAACTTGCTCGAGGTCTAACTGGTGTCACAGTTGTCCTGGGTGGTCTCGTTGCGGCCGTCAATCTTATGCCAACATCAGCTAAACTGTTCACTACAAGTTTGGGTATGATCGCGATCGCTGGTGCAGTTAAACTGCTTGCTAGTGCCGTTGGCGATTTCGCCGGCATGAGTTGGTCTGAGATGATCAAGGGTCTTACTGGCGTTGTGTTGGCGCTTGGTGCTATGGTTCTCGTCACTAAGGCTCTGGCTACCGATAAGGGCGGTTTGCTTCTTGACGCTATCGAATTCTTGCTTCTGGCGTCGGCAGTAAAGATTCTTGCCAAATCTCTTGCTGAATTCTCCAAACTCAGTTGGGGAGATGTGGCTCGAGGCCTTACTGCTCTTGCTGGCGCTATGGCCATTCTTGTGGTTGCGCTTGATGCTTTGCCGCCAACAGCAATTCTTGGTGGGGCTGGTGTTCTAGTTACTGCGTTGGGTCTTGTAAAGGTGGCTCAGGCCCTAGAACAAATGGGTAAAATGAGTTGGGGTGCAATCGGTAAAGCGGTTGTGGCGCTTCTTGGTGCTATGACTATTATTACCGCCGCTTTGACCATCATTCCGCCATGGGCTCCGCTAGCAGCAGCTTCCATCTATATCACTGCCGTTGCTTTACTCAAGGTAGCAGACGTTCTTAATCAGATGGGTGCAATGAGTTGGTCCGCAATCGCTAAGGCTGTTGTTGCTCTCGGTGCGGCTATGACGATTATAGCTATCGGTGTTACGGCAATGAGTGGAGCTATTGGCGGTGCAGCAGCACTTATTGTGATTGCTGGAGCTTTGGCTATATTTGTCCCTGTTCTTGCAGCTCTAGGCGCCATGGCTTGGGGTGATGTAGGTAAGGGTCTTCTTATTCTTGCCGCGTCTCTCACCGTGCTAGGTGTGGCTGGCTTGGTTCTTGGACCTGTGGTGCCCGTGCTACTCGGTTTGGGCATAGCTATCGCTCTACTAGGCGTGGCGATGGTTGCGGCAGGCGTTGGTGTTTTGGCGTTCGCTACAAGTTTGGCTATTGTAGCTAAGCTTGGTGCTGCTTCGGCAGACAACATCAAAGCCATCGTAACAACTTTACTTGGTCTACTACCTTTGATGGCTCAGAAATTGGGCGAAGCGGTAATTGAATTTGCTAAGATTATCGCTAATGGTGGTCCAGCTATTGTTAATGCAATCACAACCGTCTTGCTATCGTTGATGTCGGCAATCGATAAGACTTCACCAAAGATCATTGATACGTTAGCTAGATTGATGTTGAACCTACTCAACAAGATGGTCGATTATGTTCCTAAAATGACGGATGCTGGCCTGAAGATCCTTGTTGGATTCCTTAATGGTATCGCTAACAATATCGGTAAGGTTGTCGACGCAGGCGTTAAGGTCATTCAAGCATATTTGAAGGCTATCGGAGATAATCTTCCGAAGGTTATCCAATCGGGTGTCGACCTTATTCTGAAGTTTATCAACGGGCTCACTAAGGCGATCAACGATAACTCCGCAGCACTAGGTACTGCCGGAGGAAACCTCGCTAAAGCCATTATCAGTGGTATGGCAAACGGTCTTTGGGCCGGTGTAGGAACGATTGTGAGTGCCGCTAAGGGCGTTGCGCAAAATGCTTTGAATGCGGCTATGAGTGCTTTGGGTATTAATTCGCCATCCAAGGAGTTCATGAAGATTGGTCAAGGTTCTTCTGAAGGTTTGGCGATGGGCATTACCAAGTACTCCCATTTGGTAGAAGCATCTGCGACTAATGTAGCTAAGAGTGCGCTCGAAACGGTTCGATCTACGATTGCGAGTCTGTCTTCCACCATTAGTTCTGAGATGGATCTATCTCCGACCATTTCTCCGGTACTTGATCTATCCAAGGTGAAGCAAGGTGCTGGAACACTTGGTAGAATTATGACTGCCACACCACTTTCTGTCGCAGCTTCATATTCTTCAGCTACAGCAGCTGCCGATGGTGTTTCTAACAATACCACGACCACTGTGGATGGAGCACCGGCTACGAATGGCGCGTTGGTTTCCTACACGCAGAATAATTATTCTCCAAAGGCTCTATCTACGGCTGATATTTACCGCGGTACTAAGAACCAATTGTCTACTGCAAGAGAGGCGGTGGCCGCAAATGCTGACCCTAGCTGAAGTAAGAAACACTGCGGGTTCGCTGCTAAGTCTGCAGTTGAATGATGTTACTGATGGGTTCGTCCTTAAGGAAATTAAGGGTTTGGATCCAGTTAACGCGGTTCTTGTTTCTTCGGACTATGCGCAGCAAGATGGTGCTCAATTCCACTCTGCTCGTCGTTTGACAAGAAACATCATATTTGTTCTTAGTCTTGAGCCTGAACGTTCAAGCACACCAACTACAGTAAAGACACTTAGGAATCAACTATATTCTTACTTTATGCCTAAGAGTCCAGTGGATCTTCGATTCATTGATTCAGAAGGACTGACGGTGACGATTACGGGGAGGGTGGAGACTTTCGAGACTCCGCTCTTCTCTCCGGAGTCTACTGTCAGTATTTCTATTCTTTGTTTCGATCCTGACTTGGTTAAGCTTACGAGTGAGACAATAACTGGCGATACTGTATCTGACACCACCGAAACACTTGTTACATATGATGGGACAGTCGAGACGGGAATCGTGTTCGTTCTAAATGTTGATAGAACTGAGGACGCGTTCACGATTTATCATCGAAAGCCCTCCGGAGAAATTGTCTCTATGGATTTTGCTGGATCTTTGGTAGACACCGACGTTGTGACTATCAATACGATCACAGGATCCAAAGGCGCAATTCTTACGCATTCGTCGGTAGATAGTTCAGTATTGTATGGCATTTCTGCACAGTCAACTTGGATTGAACTTGAACCAGGGGATAACTACCTTCGCATTTACGCAACGGGCGCAGCTATTCCTTGGGAGATTACTTACACGAAACGCTACGGAGGCCTGTAATGGAGGTGTATGTCCTTGACAGTCTCCAACGTCCGATAACCATCATAGATAAGTACCAATCGCTCATTTGGACCGAGCGCTTTGCCGGCTGGGGTGATTTTGAACTTACGGTGGTTTCAACGTTGGCGAACAGAAGCCTATTTGTCGCCGAAGTTCGACTCGCAATTAAAGAGTCGCAGCGTGTGATGGTGGTGGAGACTGTTGAGGACACCACCGACAATGAGCAACGTAAGATCCTTAAGATCTCCGGTAGGTCGGTTGAGAAAGTTCTAGACGACCGTCTGGCTCGAGGATCTTTGACGGACCTCACGGCTACACCAACATGGATATTAACCGGAACTCCAGTAGAAGTAGCCGAACAGATATTTCATGATGTTTGTGTTACCGGGGTTCTCGATGATGGAGACATCATAGCCAACGTCATAGAAGGCGATGATATTTATCCAGTAGACACAAATGATGAGCCAACAGACGACATCACGTACGAGATCGACATGATGTCTGTCTACAAGGCCATCAAAGATCTGTGTGTTGTTTATGGAATGGGATTTCGTCTTGGACGAAACTTCAACGCGGGCCCCAACCTTTACTGGGATATTTATGTCGGCAGCGATAGAACTACCGGTCAAACTACATTGCCGGCGGTTGTGTTTAGCCCAGAACTTGATAATCTTCAAAACACCACTCGTATGGAGTCAAGCGCTCTCTACAAGAACGTAGCGTATGTCTTCTCCAAGGAAGGTTTTGAGATTGTTTATGGGCTGAATGTGGATCCGGATGTCGAGGGCTTTGAGCGTCGAGTTATATTTGTCAAGGTCGATGACATTGAAGATGGTGATCCAGACGCCTCATCCAAGATGACTCAGAAGGGTGCAGAGGCCCTTGGCAAGGCTCGTAATCTCGTTGTGTTCGATGGGGAACTGGCGCCTACTAGTCAATACGTGTACGGAACCGACTACAACCTGGGCGATTTGGTTGAACTTAGGAATGACAGCGGCACATCGAGTGTTATGCGTGTTACCGAGCAGATATTTGTGTCTGATAAAGAAGGAAGTCGTGCTTATCCGACGTTGACCCTGTTCGAAGTCGTGACGTCTGGCTCTTGGAGTGCTCTTACGCCTCCTGAGATTGTCTGGTACGACTACGACCTTGAAGAGTGGGACGACTTGCCCTAACGAAGGAGGTTTGACATGGCCGTGGGTGATGATGCAGCTGCAGCAGGTTTGCCACTAGTCCCCAATACGGGCGAGGAAGGCCGAGTTCGTTATGGGGCTCGGGAGATCAATCGTACACGCGATGAGGTTGCTCAAACTAAGGCGCTTATCCCGGTCGGAAAAGCAGCATATCGCGCCGCCGCTGGTATCTCAGCAGGAACCGGTGATCCTTCTGGCGGTTCAGATGGAGATATTTACTTCAAGATCATCGGATAGGAGGTGAGTCGTGTCTACCTCTGGAACCGATAATGGAAACAACGTCTCCGATGGTGGCGACGATGTATATTTTACTTGGGATTTGACATCTCAGAGTATTTCTGGTAACACGTCTACTATTTCTTGGAAATTCTACTGGCGCTTTCCAACCTATAGTTGTCGTGGTCTTCGTTTGGGTAATGTGGTTATTAATGGGTCTACTCGCTATAGCGATAGCGACGCTGGCGACGGCGTACATGCCTATAACTCGGGTCATGACCACAGACCACAGCTCCTAGTCGCATCTGGCTCATATACGATGGCGCATGCGTCTAATGGCACTAAGACATTCTCTGCTAGTGGGCATTTGACTGGCTTTAGTGGACAATATTCGTCATTTTCTGGTTCTTGGACGCTTCCCACGATCCCTCAAGTGTGGGATGCGCCTAGTACACCCTCTATATCCTCGGTTGGTTCTACTTCGGCATTCGTGTCGTTTACGGACGGAGGCGGAGGTGTCGGTGCTGTTGATTCACGGCAAATTGCATATGGAACTTCCACTTCGGTAGGTAGTGCTACCACCGTCAGTTCTGATGGCTCTACGTCAATCTCAGGGCTCTCTCCAGGCACCACATACTACGTGTGGGCGCGGGTACATAACGCTGCTGGTTACAGTTCCTGGTCATCTAGAGCTTCTTTCACAACCTTGCGAGTTCCGGATGCTCCAACCACACCTGTTATTTCAAATGTCAAACCTACCACTGCGGATGTAGCCTGGACGGCTAATGGTGATGGTGGATCTGCCATTACCGGGTTTGACGTTGGATACGGAACAAGCCCATCTTCTCCAACCACTACAGTAGCGGTTACCACTTCCCCGGTAACCATTACTGGGTTGACACCAGGTACGCAATATTACTTCTGGGTGCGTGCTAAGAACTCGGTTGGTAATAGTCCTTGGTCTGGTGTTGCTTCCACCATGTCTATATCTGGCGTACGCATTAACGTTAGCGGGGTGTGGAAGCTAGCAGTCCCTTACGTACGTGATGCTGGAACATGGAAGCTGGCAAGGCCATACGTCAAGTCACTTGGTGTGTGGAAGGAGACTACGTAGAAATGGTGGATGGGATCTCGATTAAAGATTTATCTATAGCAACACTTCTCGGGATCGCCATTCTTCTGATCATAATTGGGCGCTTGATTCCTTGGTGGCAATACAAGGAAAAGTGTAAAGAATCAGATCGGTGGCGGGAAGCCTATGAGAAAGAACGCGAATCTCGCCTTGTCATGGACAAACAAAACGCAGAACTTCTGGAGTTTGCCAGAGCCAGTTACAGTATTTTGGATGCGTTGTTTGTCACTACTACGGAATCCTCGCGACAAGGAGGAGCCCATCGTGTGGTTCCAACGTCGAGATAAGCCGAACAACGAGGCGCAAAAAGCTCTAAGAGATGCTGAAAGTAATCTCAAAAGAGTAAAAGATCGCGGAGATGAAGTAACTGAATTAGCAGACGCATTTAGGGAATTTCGGCAAAGAAATCACTTTGCAGAACAAATAGAGGAAATCATAAGCCGGCGCAGGAGGTCATTACCATGAATCACGACCTCGAGGTACTGATATTTTGGATTAGAATCGTTCAAGTGGCCACCGCTATTTCGGTGACTTCGTTTCCTATCCTATATGCGTTTAAACCCTGGCGGTCCACTATAACCGGTCGTCTACTCATGCTGCAAGGCGTCGCCTTCGCAATGGCATTGGACGTGACGGCTTTATTTGCTTATTGGCGACCGTCCAACCTTTTGGTGATGTTGTGGATTGACGCCATAATCCTTACATTTATCGCAATCGCTACATCTTCGCTAACTTGGTGGATGTGGCGAACTAATAGTACAAAAAAGATAAGGCGGATTTGGAATGAACTTCACCGGTAAGGTATACGACTTCTTGAAGTACCTCGCACAGATCATTCTGCCGGCCCTGGGGACTCTATATTTTGCTTTGGCTGGGATTTGGCACTTTCCTAGTCCCGAAGAAGTGGTAGGAACGATCGTAGCTATCGATACGTTCCTCGGTGTGATCCTGCATATTAGTTCGGTGTCTTATGAGAAGACGGACAAATTTGCGGGCACTATGAACGTGGCTACGAACGAAGAGGGTAAGAAGACTATCTCCCTCGAGTTAGAGGGGGACCCTTATGAACTTGACCAGAAGTCCGAGGTTACGTTCAAGGTTAATACAGCTTAGTCGCGACAAAAACATGGCATATAATGAGACCCCTATGAAGGAGACTGCCATGTTTGCAAAACCGTCAGAACCTACAGGGCTTGACCAGCTCATCGAACAACTAGAACAGTTCTTGTTGACGATTCAGCCGGATAACAAAGAATATACCGCAATGGTGAAGAATCTATCTGAACTGCACAAGCTGCGAGGAGAACCCTCAAAGCCGATCAGTAAAGATGCACTTCTCACCACTGCGGGTAGCATCCTCGGAATCCTGCTCATCCTCAATTACGAACGTCTAAACATCGTGACCTCTAAAGCCCTTAGCTTCGTGACGAAACTACGCTGACTAAAGTGAATTCAGACGAGTCGAAGAGCAGGAGGCGTGTTAACCACACACGTCTTCTGTTTTTCGCTTAGATTACACGGGCTTTATTTTTTGCCTCGCGAGAATTACATCGTATATAATGAGACCCCCTATTAAGGAGACCCAAATGACTAACCTTGCCAACAAGGCTACCGAAGCCGTTAAGTCCTACCGCAATGAGTACGTTCGCAACGCCACAGTTATCGCTGTTCGCGTTGCCGTCGTAGTCGCTGTCGTAGGAGGAGCCGCTTACGCTAGCCACAAGATCAAGGAAGCCCACAAGTCGACCAACGAGTCGTGATCTCACGAAGCCATACCCGCAAGGGCTATGGTTTTCTTTCGCGATATTTACACACCTTATAATGAGACCCCGGAAATCGAATCCGGATAATGCACAGTTTGCAGTCTACTTTTTTGTGCTTCGCGAAAAAAACATCGCATATAATGAGAACCCCTATTAAGGAGACCGTAATGATGAAATTGATTATGCACCTCACCCTCACCTTCTTTACCGGAGGATTGTGGCTGATCGTGCTTGGAGTCAAGTTCCTTATCAAGTGACCTACTAGATTCTCAAGCCATGCCCGCAAGGGCTATGGTTTTCTTTTTTATGCTTCGCGAAAAAAACATGGGGTATAATGAGACCCCTCTATTCTAAGGAGTAACAATGAAGACCAAGATCGCGTTCCTCGTGAACTTCGTTCGCCGCCACAAAGTTGCTATTGCTGTTGGGATGACCGCTACCGCGTTCGTCCTGATCATCATGCGCAACCAGAAGGAGCTGAACAAGTTTCTCGAGGCCCACGGCCTTATGGACGAGTTCTACGCCCTGGAAGACTGAATCTCAATAGCCATAGACCCTAACACGGTTTATGGTTTTCTTTTGTCAAAAAATCCCCGGATGGAAAATCTGGGAAACTCGCTGAACTGCTTGATGGTTGTAGGGCATTACCGTGTATTCATTCTGTGGAGACAAGTGAGTATACGCGATAACCCTACAGCCTTCTAGCGGTTCAGTCACGCTAAGGAGGAAGAAATGCAGTACGTTTCTCGTCACAGCCGTAAGTCTAGGTTCGAGTCCGTCGGCAATCTACTTTCTAGAGCGGCCTGGTATTTGTCAGAACGCAAGCGCAGGATTCCGCGCAAGGACATCGAGCTCATTGAGTTCTTCGACAACTTGATCGCAGAATTCCGCGCGAACCCTGCCACCCTTTGTTCCCGGAACCAATTCGCGTAGAAAGGCGCGCCATGTTCACCGAGGACCAGCTGCAAGATTTTATCGGCCCACTAATTGTGTCCATGTGTATCGGCATGTTTGCTGTCGGAGTTACCCTGTTTACGCTGTTTCTTCTAGAACGTCGCAAGGCTGGTCCTCATCGGCGCGTTTCTCAGCATCGGAAAGGAGCTCGGCTTCACAAGCCGACTTATATTCCGATCCGGGTAGAGACGCATCCATACGAGCCGATTGCGTTCTTACACGCCCATGTTCGGCGAAGCACACCCAGACTTCCCGTAACGGAGATCCTACCCAAGATCGAGGTGGAGAATGCCACTATCCGACCTGCTCTGGTCCGCGGCCCTAGGCGCTGAGATCATGGGCTTATTCGTCGCCATCGTTTGGATTAGCCTTGGCGCTTGGGATGCTCACAAGGATAAGAAACGACGCAAGGCAACACAGAAAGCTTTGCGTGAATCTAAGGAGGCAGAAGCGCGAGAGGCTGCTAAGGACGACAAGATATTAGGAGAGGTACAGGCCTTTTATGATGGCATTTAGCACGCTCTTGAAACGGACAGAGCGTATCATCGCCGACAATTCTCCAGCTATTCTAACTGGGATTGGCGTGGTTGGAGTTGTCAGCACGGCATATTTGACAGGCCACGCCTCCATCAAGGCGATGAGAATTCTCGATCACGAAGAGAAGATTCTTGTCGTCGCAAGAGAACCTGAGCTCACACCCAAGGAGAAGGTCCAAAAGGTATGGAAGCTCTATATTCCGGCGGTCAGTACTGGTTTGCTGACGGTTACCTGCATTATAGCCGCGAACCGCATTGGCAACAGACGAGCGGCCGCCATCGCAGTTGCATATTCTCTGACCGAGAAAGCATTCGACGAGTACCGCAACAAGGTAGTGGAGAAGATTGGCGAACGAAAGGAAGAGCTCCTCAGGGCTGATATAGCCCAGGACTCCATCAATAAGAACCCCCCGTCCTCCGGCGAGGTTATTATGATCGGGTCTGGTGATGTTCTTTGCTTGGAGGCGTTCACCGGTCGATATTTCACTAGCAACATAGAGTCGTTGCGAAGTGCAGAGAATCAAATTAATGCCGTGATCATTCACGACATGTACGCATCACTATCGGATTTCTATGACCTTATCGGCTTGCAGCACACCGATTTCTCAGATGAGGTGGGTTGGAACGTAGATAAGATGCTAGATCTTCATTTCGCGTCGGCCATTGCTCTTGATGGTCGGCCCTGTTTGTCTTTCTCGTTCCGAGTAGTCCCGATCAGGAACTACACAGACCTATCCTAAGGAGTAACAAATGTCTGATAGTGCTGTGACGAAGAACACCGAGCAGGCCGTTAAGCACGCCGCGAAGGCTGCTGAGGCTGCGGTGGAGCCCGTCAAGGACGTCCTTGTCGAGGTTGGCAAGGCGAAGTGGGTCACCGGCCGCAACCTCGCGATCGCCGGCGTGACTGTACTGGTCGCTGGTACGGCCGTGGTGGCCTACCGTAAGGTCCGCGCCTTCAAGGCGGCTAAGAACGACGAGACCAACGAGGACTGAACGTGCTCAAGAAGACCATCAAGTATAAGAACTACGACGAGGAAGATGTCGTCGGAGATTTCTGGTTCCACTTGACTAAGGCAGAGCTCCTCGAGCTCAAGCTGATCAAGGGCGAGGGCTTTGACGTATATTTGGCCAACATCGCGGAAACGCAGGACATGGCCAAGATTCTTCCTCTGTTCAAGGAGATTATTTCCTTGACTGTTGGTGAGCGTGATGAGGAGAACAAGCGTTTCGTCAAGTCCAAGGAGTACACGGATAACTTCATGTACTCGGAGGCATATT